CCTATTGGTACAAAGCCACCTTCGTTTCTGTAATCTTTTTCCATACCACCCATGTCCATGAGCCCACCTTCTTGAGCCATAACTCTATCTGGTCGTGGCATTGGTTTACTTCCATATGGATCCATTTCATCCATCATTTCATCTATTTGAATTATCTCTTCATCAGTTAAATCTTTTAAAGGTCTACCAAAAAATTCTTTAGCAATCATTTCCATAACTTGATTTCTTTCATCCATAGGATCAGGTGCTGAAGCCATCATTATACCACCTTCGTTAGCCATAACTCTTGGTTGCATGCTCATCATAGGATTCATTCCTCTACCCATCATAGGATTCATTTGTCTACCCATCATAGGATTCATCATAGGTCTTGGTCTAGGCATTTGATCTGGTTGTGTTGGCATAGGTGTTTCATCATCGCTAAATGATTGACTATACATACCTTGTGTTTCTTGTGTTACCGGAGGTAAACCTGCGCTACCACCTAATGAAAATTTTTCTTCTTCATCATCTTCATTAAATGTTTTATATTCAGGTAAAGCTTTTAATGCAATTTGTCTTGCTGTTCCACCGTCTGCTAAAAAATTAAATACGTTTGGATCTAAAGTGCCTGCTCTTGCACGTGATGCTATTTCATTTAAACTCATACCAAATGTATCTTCTATACTTGGTCCACGGTATTGTCCTTCAGCTCCATATTGTTCTCTTTCATCATCTTCTGTTCCAAATATTAATGGTAAAGAAGATAGTGCAGTGATACCACCAAATGCTTTTAATTTATTTATATTATCTGCTTTAAATCCTTTTTTAGGATCAGTTAAAAAATATTTTCCTATGTTGGTTAAATTACTCATATAATTACTAGGTGCAAATCTAGCCATCCCTGTAAGACCACTTCCAATAGATCCTAAACCAGATGTTGCTAAATAACCTAAAGCTAATTTACCTATAGGTGACTTTGCAACTTTTTTAATACCACGTGTTACTTTTTTAACTAACTTACCTAAAAAATATCCTTGTCTTAAATCTGCTATACCACCACCTGCATAACCTATTCTACCACCGTCAGCTGCGTAAGCTGTGAGGCCATACATTCTTGGATCAACGCCCATTGCTTTTCCGTATGCAAGTTGTGCTGCTGAAGGGCTATCGCCTACAAAATAATTTGCAAATGGAAGTGTTCCTGTTTGTGCAAAAGGACTTACTGGTGTTGTTGCTGCTGTAGTTGCTGCTGTAGTTGCTGCTGCTGTTGTTGGTGCCACTGATTGTATACCTGCCATTTGTTGTTGGCCACCACCACCGCCGGTTTCCATAAATGTGCCATCTGAAGTACGATAATAATTTGGATGCACATTACCTGAAGCAGTTATTTTTCCTGCTAATCTGTCAGCCATGTATTGTTTATACCCCTCTTCTGTTTCAGGATAAAGATTACGATTTATGTTTTTTAATCCTCTAAAATAATCTATGTTTTTTCTTAAAGAAAAATTTCTTAATGGATTTATTAAGTTTAAATAAGAAATATTAGATTTTGGTACACCTCTTATTTTTAAACGTTCTAACTCATCAGCACTGCCATAGTCTGCTATATTTTTTCTTTCCTTTATATCTCTTCCTAAAAGTTTACTAAGATCTTTAGCTTGTTTTCTTTCAGCTATTTGTAATACTGCTTTTTCATTTTTTATTCTTTTTTCAATTGCTTTTTCTTTTTCTCTTTGATTTTTCATGTTCATTTCAGCTACAGTCTGCCCAGAAAACTGAGTTTTATCATCACCAGATGCACCTCCACCTGGTTTGGTATCCACTCCAGCAGATCCACCGCCACCTATGTCGCCAAAACTATCTAATGACATAAGACCACCAGGTCCCATGTTTGGTCCATCTTTTAATGATCCGTGTATATCTTCTTTAAGTAATAAATCTTTTTCTGCTTTTGTAATATAAGCTAATTCTGTTTCAGGTTTATCTGGGCCAGACTGCCATTTAACTGGAACATCACTTACTGTTTCCTGTTGACCAAGATAGTTTTTAACACCACCCTGCATAGCAATACCACCTTTATTCATGCCTGCTCTAGCTTGTTGTCTAAATTCTTCTAAGGACATTGGTTCTAGTCCCATTTCTTCCATTTCAAAAACATATTTTTGATACTCTTCTAGTAACATATAGTCTGCTTCTGCTATTTGTTGTGGTGATTTAGGCCCTTCATTACCTGAGTAGGTAATATCTGACGCGCCTGTATCTAGTGATTCTAATCCTGTTTTCATATAATTTTTTAAGTTAATTTTAAAAGCAGGAATTTAACCTGGGTTTGTAATAATACTTGTTTTTACTAATTAAATCAAGTCTAGGATGTTACTTCTCTAGGCTTAATTTCTAGCGCAGATAAGACTACATG